TTTATGATGATGTATTAGAAACACATATTGCAGAATTAATTCATATGCAAATGAAGGAAGTCTACTGGCAATATGATTACCATTCTCAAAACGGGCAAGTAAACAAGCACTGGCATGTTCTGGGTGGCCACGACGACGATGAAGTTATTAAGAATGGGTATGAGTGGCTTTTACCTATTTGGAATACATCCATTAAAAAGTATAACTTTGAAGACAAATATAAAGTCAATAGATATAAACGACTATACATGAATGCTCATACTCATGGCATTGAACCTCACATACATAAAGATGAGGGTGATTTCACTATGATTTACTACCCAAGATTAGATTGGAGAGAGTCTTGGCAAGGTGGTACTTTAGTTGATGGTGAGTTAATTCCTTATGTTGGAAATCGTTTAATAGTATTTCCTGCTAAGAATCCACATCAAGCTCAAGCAGTTTGCAGAGAATGCTATGAGTTGCGTAGTGTGATTGTATTTAAAACATCTATTATGGAGTAGTAGTATGATTGACATTTATGATGATATTTTAAATGAAAAGGATGCTAAATTTATTCATAATGAATTATCATCAATACATATGTTATGGGAATATTATCATCGTTCTTTTGGTGATGCACCAAGTTTTCATTTATTAAGATATATTGGTAAAACAGATGAAGAAATAGAAAACAATAAATTTGGTTGGATTTTTCCAATGTGGGAAAATTTGATGTATTATGGTAAGTTACGAGAGAAGTATAATATAGAAACATATCGCAGAATTTACTTTAATGCTCATGCATATGGCATGGAACCTCAAAGACACAGAGATGATGGTGATTTTACCATGATTTATTATCCAAGATTAGATTGGAAAAAAGAATGGGGTGGTGGAACAGCGGTATGGGAAGATGGAAATAATCTTCCCGAATTTGCTGATTATAAAGGAAACAGGTTAATAGTATTTCCGGCTGAAAATCGTCATCAAGCTCAAGCAGTTTCTAGAGAATGTTATCAATTAAGACCAGTCATAGTATTTAAAACTTTTTTAGTTGGTAATGAACGAAGTGAAAAAGAAAAATATTTAAGGTCAATAGGTTGTGATGAGGTAATACATGGAAAAGCTAGGAGTTCTAGTTTGTTTGGCCATTTAAATGGTGTTTCCAATATATTAAAACGTAGTGGCGCTCCACAGCATATTCAAGATGCTGGATTGTTTCATTCTGTATATGGAACAACTTATTTTAAACCTAAAATGACAGAGGACAGGGAGGCTGTTCGTTCTTTGATAGGAGATAAAGCAGAAAATCTTGTATATTTATTTTGCAATATGGAACATCCAAGGAAAGAAAATATAGAATTAATTCAAGATGATGAAGTAAGAAAAGATTTATTAGTGATTGAAGGAGCAAATAAAGCTGATATGGAAAAGCAGCAACGAATAGCTTCTTGGTTACCAACAATAGAAAAAATTGATTATGATTGAATATAAAGGAGGACGGCATGTCAGAAGATTATGATAATTTTGTTGGTAAGAAAGCAGAAGTTGAAAAGAAAGGGACTCTAAACGAGTTCCTTGGCATTAAAGATGAAGAGCCTTGGGAAAAGCAGTGGGTGGGCATGCCAGAGTTTGAACAAGAAGCTGATCCAAACTACAAAGAACTGCTGGTGAAGTTCAAGACAAAGGAAGACTATGAGAAGTTTAAGAAACTCATAGAGCAAAAGCTTACTGTGAAGACCAAGAGCATTTTCTATCCAAAAGACGATAGGGTGCCAAATCGTTTATTGAGGTGGGTTGTAGATGATTAATCCAAAGTATCCCGTATATATCGTATCCAAAGGAAGAGCAAAGACTGGCGGCACTCGCAAGTCTCTTGATCGTATGGGTGTTCCCTATAAGATTGCTGTTGAGCCACAAGACTATGATGATTATGCTGCCGAGGTAGGTGAGAGTAAGTTACTAGTGCTACCATTCAGCAATCATGGTGATGGGCCTGGAAGAGCTAGAAACTGGTGTTGGGAACACTCTATCTCACAGGGTGATAAACGTCACTGGGTTCTGGATGACAACATTGATGATTTCTATAGACTACACAAGAACTATCGTATACGAGTAGAGAGCGGTGTTGTATTCAGAGTGCCAGAAGTATTTGTAGACAGGTATGAGAACATAAAGATAGCAGGATTGCGCTATAGATTCTTCCTGCCACCAAATGAGAAGCGCCCACCTATCGTGTGGAATACAAGGATATACTCCTGTCTCCTGATTGACAATGAGTGTAAGCATCGTTGGAGAGGTAGATACAATGAGGACACTGATATCTGTTTGCGAGTTCTAAAAGATGGAGATTGCACTATAGTGTTCAATGCCTTCCTACAGGGTAAAAGTGCTACACAAACCGTGAAGGGTGGTAATACAGAGGAGTTTTATCATAAGGAGAATAAGGAGCATGTCAATAAGGAAAAGTATAATCCACTTGGAACAATGAACAAATCCCAGATGTTGGTTGATATGCATCCAGACGTTGCCAAGCTATCATGGAAGTATGGTAGAGTTCATCACCATGTAGACTACTCTGGCTTCACTCAAGAACCTATACTAAGAGAGGGTATAGATTTGAGCAAGATACCTAAAGTGGATAATTATGGTATGAGATTTGTTAAGAATTGGGTAGAAGTACCTTAATAGATTACAATCTTTTATAAATAAATATAGTTATTTGTATTACATGGAGAAAGCGGTTGTCACTAGAAAAATTTATGCGTCAAGTAAAACCGAGAGACGAATCCTATGTTAATCATGTGGACAGGATTCAAGACTTATTGATTGAATCAAAGAGTAGAGGATTTGCATACGAACTTGAAGTTTATGAAATTCTAAAATCAGCAAATTTAACACCACCAAACTTTTCACCTCCTCGTCCCGGTGGCCATGGGCCTGATGGTATGTTTATGTTTCATGGCACACCTTATTCCTTAGAAATAAAATTAGATTTAAAAGCAGATTATGGTCAAGGAACTTTGAAATATTCAAACAACTATTGGTCTTTATCTAGCACCAATACTGATGCCGCACTAGAAATGAAAGAATTATTAATTGGAATAGGTGCAGAAAAGTTTGTAAATGATAAATGGTCTAAACATGGTGTGCCAAATAAAGGAACTGTGCCTTCAAGAAATTTCACACCACAACATGTTTCTGATGACTATAAAAGATTTAAGAATGAGTTTTTGACAGTTCCATCAAAGATTTTGTGGGACTATTATGGTAGAAAAGGTGTCTATTATATTCAAATTGGTGGATATGGATTATATTATATGCAAGATAATCCAGCAAAATTACCAATACCCCAATTCAATCCAAAGATGCGATTGAGAATAAGAGTTAAACGAGGTGGTAGTAATCCTATCTATAATTATAGATTTACCACGGCACTGCAAATTACAGATAAACCAAAAAAATCTAACCATGATTTAACTAAAAATTTAGAGCTTTTAAGAAAATGATTAGTTTTAAAGAGATGCTCACAGAGGACAAGGCAGGGAAAAACCTTCACCTAGAACACCTAGAGGATGAAATCCTTAATTTTGGTGTTGATGGTGGGCGTGCTGCTATTAATTTCCTACGATCCTTGAGAGACATGCTTGCTGGTTCGAGTCGTAGTTCTGTCAATATGACAGTGAAGTGGGATGGGGCCCCTGCTATATTTGCAGGCATAGACCCAGAAGATGATAAGTTTTTTGTTGCAAAGAAGTCAGTATTCAACGTGAATCCAAAGTTATATAAGACTGAAGGAGAAATAGATGATGATTTATCTGGAGTACTTAATTCTAAATTTAAAATTGCATTACGAGAGTTTTCAAAATTGGGGATTACGGGCGTACTTCAAGGCGATCTTATGTTCACTGATGATATCAAAACAAGCACGATTAATGGGGAAAAATACTATACTTTTCAGCCTAACACTATCGTTTATGCTGCACCTGTTAATAGCAATATTGGTCGTATTTTCAACAGGGCAAAGATTGGTATAGTTTGGCACACCACATATAAAGGAAATTCTCTTCCTGATATGAAAGCGTCCTTTGGTGCAGATATATCAAAGCTTACTAAGACAAGTTCTGTATGGATGGATGATGCAACATATAAGGATGTATCTGGTAAAGCTACATTTACACAGAGAGAAACTGAATCAGTTACTGCTATACTATCAGAAACTGGTAAAACTTTTAATAAGATTAACGGACCCAAACTAAGAGCATTCCTCAGGCTACAGGACAGTATGACAGGAACTCTTGCTGGTGCATCTCTCAAGACATATAACAATAGTAAGGTTCGTACTGGAGAAAAGATCACTAATCCTGCCGCACATGCGAAGGGTTATGAGAAGTGGGTATTTGCTTCTATCAAGAAACAGATTGATAAGGCAAAGAGTGATAAGGGTAAGAAGAAATATACAGACATGCAGAAAGAATATGTAAGGGAAATAAGAAGGCACACTGTCAATTTAGTACAAGTTATTACCTTTCAGAACCTATTAGTTGATGCAAAGTCACAAATTGTAAATAAACTAAATAGTGTGAAGGGATTGACAGATACGTTTATTCTTACTAGCAATGGATATAAAGTGACAAATCCCGAAGGTTATGTTGCTATTGATAGGGTTAGTGGAGATGCTGTTAAACTTGTAGACCGTATGGAGTTCTCGTTTAACAACTTCACAGCAGTAAAGGCATGGGACAAATGAAGACATTTTCAGAACACTCAGATTTAGAAGAGTATAAAAAGACAGCAGATATTACTCAACGCAGAAAACAAGCTCGGCGTATGAGATTATTGTCAAAACAATCTGGCTTTAAAATGAAAAAGAAACGAACTCTTATGAAAGTTAGGGATGTTGGGAAAATTACCAAATCTGCTAGAAAGCAAACAATCAAAATGTTTAGGAAAAGAGCTTTTCCTAACTATAATGATATGAGCATTAGTGCAAAAGTAAAAGCTGATCAAGTAGTAATGCAAAGATTTGGCCAAAAGATTGATAAGATAACAAAAAGAGCAGCAATGAAACTTAGGGCAGCAGAGCCTGAGAGAGTTCAGAAATTTAGAGCTTCACAACAGGCAACTGACAAATGAAGAAGTTTAGTGAGTTAATGGAAAAAAGTGGCGATACAGCTGTATTCACTTTTGGACGCCTAAATCCACCTACCACTGGCCACGGTAAGTTAATTGATGCTATGGCTAGAGAACAAGGTAAGAATGCTGGTTCCAAGATGCATGTCTTTGTTTCTCATTCACAAGACGCTAAAAAGAATCCTCTAGACTATAAGAGAAAAGTTGCATACATCAGAAAGATGTTTCCGAAGTATGCCAAGAATATTCTCACAGATAAAGCAAAAACAATCTTTGAAGTTGCCGTATCTCTACACAATAAGGGATACAAATCTATCATCATGGTTGTTGGAAGTGATAGAGTAGAT